CTAACGTTCAGACATCGTTGGACACAAGCGGCATAGCCAAGATGCCGGTCAATGCAGGGATGACAGGCCAAGAAGCAATCATGCAACGACTTGAGCCATCTTTGGCAAGACAGCGGGTTAGCACTGAGACCCAGTTAATCAATCAGGGATTGCGACCAGGCACAGAGGCTTACAACAACGCCATTAACTTGCTGGGTCAGCAAGAAAACGATGCTAGAACACAAGCTGTTACCCAAGGTCTTAACCTTGATATTGGCGCAAATGCTCAAGGATATAACCAAGCATTACAAAGCGGTCAGTTTGCAAACACGGCTCAACAGCAAGCGCTTGCACAGGCAATTCAACAGCGTCAGATGCCACTTAATGAGATTAATGCACTGACCAGTAGTTCGCAAATTGAAAATCCGCAATTTGGCGCTTACGCAGGTGCAAATGTTGCACCTCCTCCAATTGCACAAGCAACAGCTCAACAAGGTCAATTTGATCAAAATACTTATAACCAGCAAGTGGCCTCACAAAATGCTAATACAGCGGGTTTGTATAGCTTAGGCGGCGCTGGCATGATGGCGTATGCAATGTAATGTTAGGACTAGCATTCTCAGGCGGCAAAGATTCATTAGCTTGTTGGTATTTATACCAGCATGAAAATCCTATTGTCATTTGGATTAACACTGGAAAATGCTACCCAGAGACATTGAAAATTGTTGATGAAGTTAAGCAACAAGCAAAACATTTTGTTGAAATAAATGTCAACCAGCAAGCCTACTTTGACGCAAACGGCATTCCTAGTGACGTTGTTCCTGTTAATTGGACAACTTTAGGAATGATGATTACAGGTCAAAAAGACATCAAGATTCACAATTATCTGGAATGTTGCTGGAACAATATTTCTAAACCTTTGATGGATGCAGCTAAAGACAATGGCATAACGCGGCTGATCAGGGGTCAACGTCTGGATGAAGATCACAAGTCACCGGCTAGAAACGGTTCAATTGTTGATGGCATAGAGTATGTCCAACCCATTGAGAGCTGGACAAAAGCAGAGGTTTTAGCCTATGTTAAGGAACGGCGGGGAAGTTTGCCAGACCATTTCAGCATTGATCATTCAAGCCTTGATTGCTACGACTGCACGGCATTTGTGAAAAAATCAAAGGATCGGGTTGAATACACAAAAAAACATCATTCCGAGCTTTATTTGGCATACAAAAAAAACATGGATGCTTTAAAGTACGTTCTGAAATTGGAGAATATAGATGATTGACATCAATTTAAGCCCATACACTGGTGAGCAGCGGGCGTTAGATCGTCGCCGCAGGATGGCCGAGGCAATGCAGCAGCAATCTGCTGTTCCAATTGAAATGCCTACCATGCCAGGGGTGCGAGTCAGCCCCTACGCTGGTCTTGCAAAGATATTGCAAGGATATATTGCTGGCAAAGAGCTTAGTCGCGCCGATGAAGCAGAAAAAGCCTATGAGACTTCTTCTCAAGAAGACGTAGCTAAATTGTTAAGAAATGTTGGCAAAACAGAAACTGTGCTTGGCGACATAATCACGCCTGCACAAGAGGCTAGATTTGAGCCGCCTGTACCTATTCAAGAAAATGTGGATCAGCAAAAAGCCTTGTTTGATTTAACTTTTCCTGATCCAACAAATGCCGCTAGAGCTGCAATTGGCCTAAATTTAATGCGTCCAGAAGACAAGCAAAGAATCACAAATTTGCCAAGCATGACTGAGGGCAGAGAAATTCCTGCTGTTGCTGAGGTAAGAGGCGCAAGCCGACAAGTGCCTTACTTGTCAGCAGATTTGTTAGACCCCAATAATCCTAATGCCATGAAAACCGGCACTGGGCGCATGATGCTGGCTCAAGTTTTGATGCAACAAGAAGCACAGAAACAAGCTGCGGCACAAGCTGAATTGGCGGCTTCACGACAAATTCATGCAGTTGCGCCAAGTGCGTCTTTGTTCCAAGGTGGCAAAGTTATTTATACAGCGCCTAAAGAATCGCCTTTGCGTGAAATAAAAACAAATGATCCTGTTACCGGAATGCCTGTAACCAAGTATTACCCAGAAAATGTATTAGTGGCAATGGGTGGCATACCAGACCAATTTAAAGGTTTTGCGGCTGACTTAATTATGGCTAAGAATTTGCCAGATCAAGTCAGAAATGACCCGCAATTGCTTAACTTGGTTGGCTCACAATTGAACAAACAAGCTGGTCAGGTTACACCGCAAGATGTTGCCAGTTATATGTTAAAAGTGGCTGAGACAAGAGCCAAACTTGGCTATGAGGGCATACCATTTCCAGAGCCTAAACCACTGGTAGCAGCGACAAATCCTTTGATCAAACCAACATTGCCAAAAGGTGTGCCATTGAACGCTATTCAAACTGGCAAATTTACGCCAGACGGCAGACCTGTTTATCAAACGCCAGATGGCAAAAATCATGTGGAGGATAAATAAATGGCTGAATACACAGGCCCATTGGTAGATGCGCCCGTTGCGCCTACTGCACCCGCCGCAAAACCCAAGATCAATCCTGCTTTGGTTAATGCATTAACACCGCCTGCCGCAATGCCTGTCCAAACAGTTCCATCTGCTGCGCCAACAAATGTTTTACCTACCGCTAATATGTCGCCTAAAGATCAGGCAGCTTTTCGATTGGCTGAAGCTAATAGAAAAGCAGCGGCTCAAATGGAAGCAGAAAAAATAAAACCTATTCCAGAAAAAATAAATGCTTCAGTTCTTGAAAATCATCAAGCTATAAATAAACTAGATGACGCTCTTGATTTATTGGAATCAAATAAAGATGCCATAGGATTAAAAGGAAATTTAGGACAATTTCTTTTAAACAAATTAGACCCTAAAGGAATTGATACAAGGGCTGCAATTGCTGATATTGGATCAATTGTTTTACATGACCGAAGCGGCGCAAACGTAACAGTTGGTGAATCGCCTCGACTTCTTCCATTTATACCAACGCCATCAGATGATTATGAAGCGGCAAAAAGCAAATTAGCAAGAATGCGTAAATATGTTGCTGAAGAACAAGATGCCATAAAAGCTACTTACAGCAAAGAACAGGGCTTTAAAGAATTTGCTCCTTTACCCCAAAGAATTGGAATAAATAAACCGCCAGCAGGAGCACCCGCTGATGCTAAACAAGCACCTGATAAAAATTGGTATTCGCCTGATCCAAAAAGACCCGGCAAATATTTGATGTGGAAGGCTGAATAATATGGCTGGCGTACCTGTTGAACATGACCCATTTGCAGCTCAACCAAAGCCGGTTGAGTTTGATCCATTTGCGCCTAAAAAGCGGTCTTGGAAAGATGTTGCTGGCGAATCGTTTTCCAATATTCCTAAAAGCGCCGCCGCGTTAGCAACCAATCTTTATGACGTAGTTACAGACCCCATTCAAGCCGTAAGAGGCGCGGGCGAACTAATAGTAGGCGGCACACAAAAATTAATGGGTGATCCTTTGTTTCAAATTCCTGCTTTGCGTGAAGCAGAGCAAAATGTGCAACAAAGGGGCAAAGCTGCATTACAGGCGGGCAAAGAATTTGTCGGTCAAAGATATGGTGGTGAAGAACAATTAAAAGGCACACTTGCAACAGACCCTGTGGGCGCTGCGGCTGATCTATCGTTGTTGTTTACTGGTGGCGGTGCTGTGGCGGCAAGAACGCCTATGCTGTCAAGAGCTGCACCAACACTAAGAACAGCGGCTGAATACACAAATCCATTGAATGCGGTTACAAAACCCATTGCCTCAATGATTAGCCCAAAGGTTGCACCAGAAGTCAAAACATTAATGAATGAGGGCGTTACACCAACCACAGGACAAATCTTAGGTGGTGGGTTTCAACGGCTTGAGGAAGGTTTATCTAGTGTGCCGTTAGTTGGAGACTTTATTAAAAACGCCCAACTTAGAGCTGTAGAAGATTTGAACAAAGCGGCATTTAATCGGGCGTTAAAACCAATAGGTAAAGAACTACCAAAAGATGTTACAGGGCGTGAGGCAGTGCAATTTGCAGATGATGCACTAGGTAGTGCTTATCAAAAGTTACTGCCAAAAATGACAGTAAAAGCCGATAAAACATTTAGCACAGAATTATCAAATCTAAAACAAGCAGTAGATTCAGGGGCAATAAATCAAACAACCAAAGAATTTTTTAACAAATGGATTGACAACAATGTCACCAATAAATTTCAAGGTCAAGGCGCAATTACTGGTGAAACTTTAAAAGGTATACAAGAAAATTTTCGTGTAAAAATTAATGAATTGTCTTCATCTACCCTTAACGACGAAAGAGTTATTGCTGGCGCATTAAAAGAAGCACAAGATCAATTTAGGCAATTAGTCACTCGATCTAACCCTAACTATGCAAAAGAATTAAATGCAATTAATACAGGATATGCTAACTTTAAACGTGTTCAAAATGCCGCTGGTAAGGTAGGGGCAGAAGAAGGTGTTTTTTCACCAGCTCAATTGCAAAATGCAGTCAGAGCTATGGACAAAAGCAAAGACAAAGCAAGATTTGCTGAAGGCAAGGCTTTAATGCAAGATTTGTCTGAATCTGGCAAAACTGTATTAGGCAGTAAAGTTCCTGATTCTGGAACGCCTTACCGAACAATGGCTGCAATATTGGCATCGGGTGGTGCTGGGTTGTCGGGATACCCGGGCATTGCGGCGGGATTGGCGGCTAGTCCAGTAATGTATTCAGCGGGAGGTCAAAAAATGATGGCGGCATTATTGGCAAAAAGACCGGCTGGAGCGCAGAATTTTGCAGAACAAGTAAGGAATAATCAACAAGCGCGAATTGCGGCTTTGTTGGGGGCGCAAACCACTCCTTACACACTTATCGGAGATCAATAATGAGTTACAACGGCAGCGGAACATTCCAAATAAACACTTCTGGGCAACCAGTAGTTGCAGGCACGGTCATATCCTCGACCGCCTTTAACGCCCTCACAGCGGACTTGGCAACAGGTCTGTCCACGGCTATCACTAAGGACGGTCAGACCACTACAACGGCTCGCATACCGTTTGCGGCGGGTATTAACTCAAGCCTAACCACAGACTCATCTAGCACGACCACAGGATCAATCATTACGGCGGGTGGTGTGGGTATAGCCAAAGCGCTTTATGTGGGTACAACATCTAATTTAGCGGGTGCTGTAACCCTTGGTGGCGTGGCAACCTTTAGCGCACAACCAATATTTTCTAGCCTAACAGCCTCAACCGCAGTGGCGACAGATGCCTCTAAGGGTCTTGTCAGCGTTACCAATACAGGCACAGGTAATAACGTGCTGGGTACTGGCCCAACAATATCTTTACCCACAATTGACAACATCAAGATGGGTTACACCACCACCGCTACGGCGGCGGGAACAACCACTTTAACTGTGGCAAGTAACTACCGCCAGTTTTTTACTGGTTCAACCACTCAAACCATTGTTTTGCCTGTAACCAGCACTTTGGTGACTGGTATTGCTTATGAAATCGAAAACAATTCCACTGGCACATTAACTGTCAATTCATCTGGCGGTAACTTAGTTGGAACAATACCCTCGGGTGTTTGCGCTCATGCGATTTGTATTGGCACTACGCTAACTACTGCGGCAGATTGGGATTGGGATTACATTTCAAACACATCAATTACAGGTACAGGCTCTGCTGTATTGGCAACCAGCCCGACAGTAAATAACCCAACTGTGACCAACTATGTGGAATCTGTTGTTGCAATTGGTACGGTTACAAGCTCAAACACAATAGCATTGACAAACGGCACGGTACAAACCGCAACCTTAACAGCATCGACTGCTTGCACGTTTACCATGCCCACAGCTACCGCTGGCAAATCATTTATTCTTTTGCTTAAACAAGCCGCATCGACTGGCAACGGCACAGCAACATTCACAAGTGTGAAATGGGGAACTGCTGGCGCACCAACAATTACAGCAACGGCTGGCAAGATGGATATTCTGACCTTTGTTGCTGATGGAACAAACTGGTACGGTTCTGCTGCACAAGGATATACACCATAATGTTTGCCGCTAAAAACTTCTTCCTTGCTGGTGGTGGTGTTTACACCGTCATTGAATCTTTTCTTGCCTCTGGTTCATGGAAATGCCCTGCGGGTGTCACTAGCGTAGATTATTTGGTTGTTGCTGGCGGGGCAAGTGGTGGTTATGGAGGTGGAAAAGGTGCTGGCGGCGGTGCGGGAGGTTTTAGGACAGGTACAGGTTTATCTGTTACTGCTGGAACAACTTACACAATTACCGTAGGTGCTGGCGGTGCAGCTAAAACTTCTACTGGCACAGGAAATGTTGGAAATGATTCCATATTTTCTACCATTACAAGTACAGGCGGCGGTGGTGGCGGCGGTGGTACTGGAAGTCAAACTGGCGCAAATGGCGGGTCAGGTGGTGGCGGCGGTGCTTTTGGTGGTGGTGCTGGCACAGGTGGCTCAGGAAATACCCCAAGCACTTCACCATCTCAAGGTAGTAATGGTGGTGCTGGAAGCACTTCTGTTGAAACTACTGGTGGCGGCGGCGGCGCTGGCGCAGTAGGTGGAAGCGGAAATGGAAGCACAAAAGTAAGTGGTTCGGGCGGTAATGGAACTGCAAGCAGCATAAGCGGCTCAAGCGTTACTTACGGTGGTGGCGGTGGTGGGTCATCTGATGGTGGAGTGGGCGTAGGCGCAACGGCTGGCGCTGGTGGGTCAGGCGGTGGCGGCAAAGGCGATGCAGCAGGTGGTGCAGCGGGCGGCCCACTTGGGGCTGGAACGGCAAATACTGGCGGTGGTGGTGGCGGTTCAATTGCTCAATCATCTGCGGCTGGCGGTTCAGGTATTGTCATCATTTCTTACATTGTTCCTGCTGGCACAGTTATTGAATTCTTATCTACCGCAACATGGGTAGCACCTGCTGGTATCACTTCTGTTGACTACCTTGTGGTAGCTGGCGGTGGTGGAGGAAGTTTTGGTGGTGCTGGTGCTGGTGGATTTAAAACAGCAACATCTTTTGCAGTTACAGCAGGTACGACATATACGATTACTGTTGGTGCTGGAGGTGCTGGTCAAAACTCATTAAATACAGTTGGCACAAGTGGTAGCAATTCTGTTTTTTCTTCTATAACGTCTACTGGTGGCGGTGGCGGTGGCGCAGCGACTGGAACGCTTACAGGCTCTAGTGGCGGTTCTGGCGGTGGCGGTGGTAATAATGGAACTGGTGGAGCTGGTACTTCTGGGCAAGGAAATGCTGGTGGTCAAGGATATACAGATGGTGCGAATTACGGACTTGGCGGTGGTGGCGGTGGTGCATCTGCTGTTGGTCAATCTTTAAATTCTGGTTCAAATGCTGGGGGTAATGGTGGTGCTGGTACGGCATCAAGTATTACTGGTACATCAACTAATTATGCTGGTGGCGGTGGTGGTGGCGGTCATAGTTTTGGAAGTAGACCTGGCGGCTCTGGTGGCGCTGGAGGTGGTGGCGCTGGAACAACAACAGGAAGTGCAAGTGCCGCAACTGCTAATCTAGGCGGTGGCGGTGGCGGTGCTGGCTCTGCAACTGGCACAGGCGGTGCTGGCGGTTCTGGCATTGTAATTTTGAAGTTGAATTGATATGACAAAAATCTACCAACTCTACGGCATTGATACGGCAATGCAGTTGCTACGCCCAGGTGCAAAGTGGGAAATCAGCAACCGCACCATCACAAGATGGGAAGATGACCGCCCATGTCCAACATGGGAAGAAATTGACGCAACAATGGAAAAGATAAAAGCGTTTGAAGACTCCATTCCAACCATTTGGACAACCGCACAAATTGAAAAACTTTCGGGGAAAAACTAATGGCACACTTTGCAAAGATTGAAAACGGCATTGTCACGCAAGTTATTGTGGTGGGCAATGCTGACACAGCGTCTGCTGATGGCACAGAAAAAGAATATATCGGTGCGGCTTTCTGCGAAAGATTGTTTGGTGGAGATTGGAAGCAAACCAGTTACAACGGCAAGATTCGCAAGAACTATGCTGGCATTGGTTACACCTTTGATGAGCAAAGAAATGCGTTTATTGCCCCTCAACCATATCCAAGTTGGACACTGGTAGAGGAAACTTGTCGTTGGGCTGCGCCTGTTGCATATCCCACAGATGGAAAAATGTATAACTGGGATGAATCAACATTGACATGGATTGAGGTAATAGCATGACACCAATTGAGGCTCGGGTAGATACGCATGAGGCCGTGTGTGAGCTGCGCTACGACAGCATTAACGCACGTTTAAAGCGCATTGAGCAGATATTGATAGGGTCATGTGCCGCCATAATTGGGATGCTGTTGACGCTTGTTTTAAAGCTCTAGGAGCGTGAAATTGAACCGATCACGCTGGCGCTTGCTGCAATAGCTGGAATCAAGCAGGGCGTGGCTCTGTACAAGGATGCGAAAGCTGCGGGTACAGACCTTTACAAGATCACCAAGGAAATATCTGGATTCATTGGACAATTCTTTGACTCGCATGAAGAGATAAAAAAAGAAGTTAAGCGCCAAGAACTTGACCCGCCCAAAACCAAGTCAATGAAAGCACAAGCATTAGAAAATGTGTTTCATCAAATTGAATTGGAACGACAATCAGTAGAATTGCGTGAGTTTTTGATCTACCACACAGACCCAGCATTAGGTGCAGTCTGGTCAAGGTTTGAGGAAGAATATAAAAAACTGAACGAAGAAAACGAAAAGCAGATTGAACTTGATCGCCAAATGGAGATTCAGCGCAAATGGCAACGCAGAAAAAGACTCAGCAATCTGCAAGACAAAGCCCTAATAATCGCGGCAGTTCTGACAGTTACTATATACCTCCACCTCCTGTTATGGTCAATCAAACAAATGACAACGGGCAAATAGTTTTTTTGATTTCACTGATTGCGGTGATGTTGATTTTGCCGCTGTTCTTATACTTGATGGCATCAATGTACTTTGATATGCTAGTCGTACAACAAGAAAACAAACAACAGCAAGCCATTATTCGCCGCCTCATTACTCAACTGGAGAATAAAAAATGATTCCCATAGTCGCATCATTGCTTGGCACACTTGCCCAAAACGGCCTTGGCTTGCTATCTAGCGCCATTCAAGCCAAAGGCAAGGAAGTGGTCGAAAACACGTTGGGCGTAAAGATTCCTGACAACCCTACACCAGAGGACGTTAGCAAGCTCAGAGAGCTGCAATACGCCCATGAGGAAAGATTGCTCGAGCTGGGCATTGAAAAAGCCAAGATGGAACTAGCCGAGCTTGACTTGTTGGCAAAGGCCGCGCAGAGTGACGCAGATAACGTTACAGACCGCTGGCAAGCAGATATGTCTAGCGACTCTTGGCTGTCCAAAAACATACGCCCTATGAGCCTTATAGCCATCTTTCTAGGCTATTTTTTGTTTGCCATGATGTCAGCGTATGGCTACAACGCCAATGAATCCTATGTCACCCTGTTGGGCAACTGGGGGATGTTAATCATGGGTGCTTACTTTGGTGGGCGCACAATTGAAAAACTTGCTGATATGCGAGGTAAAAAATGAGCCTAAGCACTGAACAAGCCGCATTCCTATTGGATGCCTGCAAATTGATCCAGTACGCCACAGAGCAAGGTTTTATGGTCACTGGTGGGGAACTATCTCGCACACCAGAACAGCAAGCCATTTACGTCAAAACAGGCCGTTCTAAGACCATGAAATCCATCCACTTAAAACGGTGCGCCATTGACCTAAACTTTTTTAAAGATGGCAAAATCATTTGGGATAAAGCCACCATAGCGCCTTTGGGTGTGTATTGGGAATCTTTAAATGTCAAAAATCGGTGGGGCGGTAATTTTTCCAATTTGGTGGATTGCCCGCATTTCGAGCGTAATGTTTAATCTGCAAAAAAGTGCAGTAAGGCAACAACAACGCCAATGCCAACAATTGCGCCTATAAACAAAATTGCAATGGTGATGATTACTTCTTCCATCGGTCGCATATCTCCTGTACGGTTTTGGTTTTTTTAGGTTTTTGGCATAGCTCGCTGATTGACTTTTCTTTTGACTTGCGCTGTATTTGGTAAACGTTGAGGGGCGCTGGTGGTAGCAAGTTATAACCACCAACGCCCATCATTGACAAGCACACAATAATGCGGCTAATCATGTTCGTTTATTGAATAAAACCAATCATTTCCAGCCGTCCACTTGCGTGTGCCATCGACTGAATAAATGGTTTTTGCTGCCTGAAAATCAGGGAACTTGGCTTGATGAATCAGGCTTTGGTCATACCACAGGCATCGGTTGTTGGGTTGTGCGGCAAACTGTCCCGATTCCAACTTGATGAAATTAAAAGATTTGTGTTCTTCAGCGGTCTCGGTAAAGCCGGTGTCAACGTCCATACCATCAGCGCAAAAGTCTACGGTAAACATATATGTGCCAAAGTGCCATTGCTTATCTTTGCCAAGAAACTTAACGCCAAGGTTACGCAAACCAATCTTTTCGACAATAGTAAACCTGTAACCCATGCAATCCCATAGCTGCAAAATGTCCACAGGTAGGTCACTAGCGCCCTTTTTCCACACATAAGCGTGGATGGGTAATTTATCGTACAAAGCGCCGTATTCGGTCAGTAGCGACTCAATCCTAAACACTTGCCCTCTGATGGCTTTAAGACTGACCCACACGCAAGGCACAAGCTCGCCATGCCCTTTGGTGTGGTTGTATAGAAACTCGGCCTTAATAAAGCACTGTAAGGGCGGTAGTGACGCAACAAGATAACTCATATCAATTCCCGCTGTACAGGCACAAAACGCCATTCACGCTCTGCTCTGCCAGACTTTGACTTAGTGGTTTTTCCGGTTAGCTCAACCATGCCCAACCTTGCCATCTCAGGTAACCGCCTGGCTACCTGATTGCCGTCCAAGCCGGTCAGCTCTGCAATGCCGTCCTTGCCCCGAGCGCCAAACCGTTGGAGACAATCCAAAATCTGGTCAAAGTGCTGACTTGCAAAGCTGGCTTGGTCGGCTGCGGCATGGCTGGTCACTGGGTCTCTTGACCGTGCGCGTTTAAAAAGGTATGTCATCTTCTTGATCCCTTCTTACTTTGTTTGGTCTGTCAGATTTAACAAATTTGTTATCTTCTGGCTCAAAACACGTTGCCCAACCGTCCCAACCGCCGCCCACAAATGGAATTGAATCTAACTTAACTGACAATTTTTCTGTATTGCCTTCCCAATAAATTGCGCCAATTGTTTTCCATCTTTTCTTTTCTTCACCTGTGGTGTTAATGTAAGTACCTGTGGCAACGACAATATCTTTAAATTTTTTCATGGTCTGCTTTCTATGTAATCGGTTAATTGTTTGACTTGGGAATTGACTTCAGCTAAAAACTTGACAATTTCAGCTTCAATTTCTGCGATATATCTGTCGTCACGATCAATTCGTGCAACAAATAATTGCGCCTTTTCTGGCATTCTGGGATCGAACACACAATAATCTGCCCACTTTCTGCCTGTGCAGGCAAGTTGGAATTGCATCTGGGCATAGTATTTTTGAGGAACTTTTTGGGTTAATAAGGTTTCAATCATTCCCTTAGATTCTGGGCATTTGATTTCACAAATTCCGTCATCATTGATCAAACCATCTGGACTAGCGCCAGCCATTTCAATGGTAGGGTGTGGCACAAATCCAGTTTCTTGCACAAGATAACCTTGATGCAATTCCAGCGCCGCCCGTGCAAAAGGTTCTTGGTCAATGCCCCATTGCATAGCTTGTGATGTAAAACCGTCTGCTTTGGTCTTTGTGATGCGTTCCAGCACCAATTGAGTCATGTATGTTTCGCGGCTGGCGGCATAACCTGTTTTGGTTTTTGCCATTACATCTGCAATTTTGCTAGCGGTTACCTTGCCCAAACGGGCGGCAAACCAATCTTCAGTTCGTTGTTCCATCTGTAATCTCCACTTTTTGTTGCAAAAGAATCAATAAAGCCAAATCCAGTTGGCTGATGGCTTTGTAGGCTTTTTTCCGCAAATCAGCAGTGCGGTCAAATTCAGCCGTGTCCTTGATTGCCTTTTCCAAATGCCATTGGGTCAGTCCCTCAAGGGCTTGCTTGGCCATGATTAAGGTGTTCAGGGATATTTCTTGTTTCATTTGCCCTCCAATGTAGATTTTTTGGCATCCTTACGCGCAATAACCTGTTTCTGCCACGCTGGGTCGCCATTAGCGGCGGCATAGGCGGCTTTGTAGGTCTTTTGGAGTTCCTCTAGCGTGTTTGTCTCGTCCATTGCCGCCATCAGGTCAGCTACTTGGCTTTCGTTAACCGTGGACTTGATCTCGGTGCGGCGGCTGGCGCTGTTGCCATCATCATCTTCTGGCGCAATACCACAGGCGGCCATCAAGGAATAGCGTCTGGCATAGGTCAACGCTGACCCGTAGCCCTGTGGGTCTTGTTTGCTGGCTGGAACGTGCAATACACCGCACTCGAGCATCTCGCCAGATTCGTGGACAAACATGGTTTCCACCATCACGCCGTTGTCGCAGTCGTAGCACTTCTGGATCAGCGCAATGCCATTGTCGTTCAAGCCTGAAATAACCGCTTCTACGCAAGCGGCAAGGTCAGCGTAGCGCGACTTGAAATGCGGGTTTGTAGAGGACTTCAGGGCTGGCCCAAAGGCTCGTTGTGCTTTAACCAATGCGGTTGCGATTTGTTTCATGTTGTTTCCTTAGTAAAATTTTGGGCCACAGGTCACATCCACCAAAGTCTCGGCGGTGTAACCATTGATCTTGCGTTTACCGTAAATCGTGATGGCTCTAAGGCCATTCTTTTCGCATTGTTTGATTGCGTCTATTACCTCATTTCTGCCCATTGGCTGGATTTGTTTATCCATGATCAGTTCTTGTTCGGTTAGTTTTGTTTCGGTAAAGTGGCTGCAACCCACTAGCGCCAGTAGTAAAAATGCGTATTTCATTACGGTCTCCAAACAAAAAGGTCAAACAAAACTACCACAATAGCGGCTACCGAAACAATCCAGAGGGCAACTTGCGCCCAATCACGGGGTTTTTTGTAATGTTCTATGTCAAACATAGTCGTCCTCCCATTTCGATTTGTATTCGCGTTCTAGGCTATCAATGACAGCGGCAGACAGCACGTTGTAAAGGTCTGCTTGCCCAAGGTAGGCGTGCCATAAATTGCCCGTGACGGGGCAAAAATAGCAATCCAGTTCTTCCAGCAAATCGTCATGGATGATGACAACGTGGTCTAAGCCAGTGTCTACCATAATGCGAGCATCGTTGTACGGTAGCGTTTCGATGTGTTTCATGTTTGTTCCTTTAGGGGCTTGCGCCCCTTGGGTTGATTAACGATTAACTGTGCCAACCAATTCGCCATCCATGATCAAAAATAAAATATGTTTGGCAATGTTGAGTGTTTGGCGGCTGCTGTTTTGTGCGCCACCAGCAATTAATTCTTGTGCGTCTGACATAAGGCCAGCGACAACCATGTTTGCGCCAGTAAATTGGTAAGTGATAGATTCTTTGACCGATTCCACATAAGCATCAATATCAGCGACTCCATACATATTGATGTTGCGTTCTTCATGGGCGGTTGTTTGTGTTGCGTGTGTCATTTTGCTTCCTTAAAGACCCTGTGCGAAATTGCTGGGGCATGGGTGCATTGTTAAGCTAACTAAACAAACAGTCAAGGATTATTTGTAGGTGTTTTCCCTAATGTGGCTAAATTGTTAATCTACCTTTACAATACCCGCATGACAAAACAGCAACTAACCCAGTTGGCAGGATCACAGAGTGAGCTTGCTAAGTTACTCAAGGTGAGCCGTTCAGCGGTCTGCCAGTGGAAAGCTGTGCCTGAGCTGCGAATGCGGCAGTTGAAAGATTTGCGACCACAGTGGTTTGTATTGGATTAAAATGTGGACTTGGCTACCCTTAGCGGGGGAAAAGGCGATTCGTTACCGCCCTGCCACAGTCTCTTTGTAACGGCGACCGACAACGTGAGGTTTATATGCACTACTACCAATTCAATATTGGTGACTATCTTAGTCACACAAAGCATCTTGATTTAATGGAAGATTTGGCCTATCGCCGACTTCTTGATCTTTACTATTTACATGAACGACCGTTGAACAGCGGTATAGCGTCTGTTGCACGGCAGATCGGTATGCGTGACCATGAGACAGAGGTCAAAACTGTGCTTGAGGAGTTTTTTAACCTGTCTGATGATGGGTGGATAAACCATCGAGCAGACAAAGAAATTAAGCATTTCCACAGCAAAATTGATCAGGCATCAAGGGCTGGTAAGGCATCTGCTGAACGGAGGATGAGCGCACGTTCAACGGACGTTCAACTAACCAATAACCAAGAACCAATAACCAATAACCATATTAAAGAATCTAAAGATTCTTTGTCGTCAGCAAGACTGCCGACTTGTCCACATCAGGAAATCTTAGAGCTTTACAAAAAACATTTACCTCAGTTAGCGCAGCCAAGGGTTTGGGATGGGGTCAGGCAGACCAACCTACGGCAGAGATGGTTACAAGCTGCCAAACCGTCTGTATTTAGCCCACAAGGGTATTCTTCTCAGGCAGAGGGAATGGCATGGTGGGATTCATTTTTTGCTTACATTGCCAACGATACCAAGCTGGCACAGGGATTTGAAACCAAGGACAGGACATGGCGACCTGATCTTGTGTGGATTGTGAACGCAACCAATTTCGCCAAGATAATTGATGGAAAGTACCAAAAATGAGCTTTGCTAAACCAGAATCTAAAAAAGACGACAATTTTGATGCGGTGCAAAAACTGATGTGCTCAGTACACGGCTGCCCAAACCGCTGGTCTGTCCAAATGGATGGCGAAAAGCCCAAGTGTTCTAAGCATCAATGGCAAAAAACCGATAAAAAGCCGCCAGTGCAAAGCTGGCATGACGTTGGAGAGCAGTTTTAAAATGAATGATGAACACAGAAAAATTGCCAACAGCATCCTTAGCCGACTCAAAGACGGCGAAGAATTTAGCCAATCTGTCATCCGAACAGCGCTTATTGATGTTGGAGACCTTGCGCCAGACCGAGGCGAGGGATTGGATCAGGCGGTACAGGAAGAAGATCAGGGAGGAGGGGAAAGCCGAAGCCTTAGCTTGGTGGCAACAAACCTTATCCGACTTAGCGAAAAGGCGTGGTCAGAAAGCCGTGGACGACTTGCGGAGACGCATGAATGAGGGCGGCAAAGATTGATGCAAATCACGAAGCGGTTGTATTGGCGTTACGGTCGGCTGGCGCTACAGTGCAGTCTTTGGCTGGTGTTGGCAAGGGTGTACCTGATTTGCTGGTGGGTTATCAAGGCCAAACCCTTTTACTTGAGGTTAAAGACGGCTTTAAAAGCCCGTCAAGGCGGCTTTTGACTGAAGACCAGCTAAGGTGGCATGAAGGTTGGAAAGGCGGCGCATTGGCGGTTGTAGACAACCCTGACGCGGCTTTACGCATACTGGGGGTGCTGAAGTGAGAAGCCTTGAGCAAAACCGTCTTATGTGGGCAAACCTTGAGGACATTGCCCAGCAAGTGGTTTGGTACGGTCAAAAGCTACCCAAGGAAGAATGGAAAGACGTTTTAACCGCCGCATTAAAAAAACAAAAGATTGTGCCTGGCATCGAGGGCGGATTTGTGGTCATTGGCGCAAGAACAAGCAAAATGAGCGTGGCAGAGATGAACGAGCTGATTGAACTGGCTATTATGTTTGGCGCACAACAAGGCGTTAAGTTTAGGGCTTTAGAGGAATAAAAAAAGGGATCGGCACAAGGCCGACCCAAAGTGATCACCGTAAGCATAGAAAATCGGCAACCAAAAAGAAGTGTATCTATGTTTCAAAAACATCAATATGTAAGGTCAAAAAAGCTACTCAAACTGGTGGCGGGCCTTAATTGCCAAGCCTGCGGGTCGGGCAATATGGTGCAGGCGGCGCACACAAACTGGGGCGGTGGCAAAGGCAGGGGCGTTAAGGCTGACGACAATCTGGTGGCTGCGCTATGCCTCAAATGCCATTACGAAATTGACCAAGGCAAAGAGTTAAGCAAAGAAGAACGGCAAGAAATGTGGGAACAGGCACACATTGCCACCGTAAAAAAACTGTACATTCAAGGACTATGGCCTGTTGACGTACCCATTCCAACGTTTACAATTGATGTGCAGTTGTCTCCTTTGCAGGGGCATTGACCCCTGCTTTTTTTAGGATAACCATGAAAAAAGACGTAGCCGACTTTATTTCCACGCTGTTTCACAGCTCCACG